CGTCAAGAGCCAACACTTCCCATTCATCGTCAGAGTCCGGTGGGGGATGACTACTACCGCTGGAGAGGCTTTAACCGAGGAGAGGCTCCACCAGAACCAAGCATGATGGATCGGGTTAGAGGCTTTGTCGGTGGACTAATACCTGAAGGAAGAACAAGATCAGGGATTGGTCAGCCTCGAATGGTGGGAAGAACTAGGTCAGGTATCGGTGGTGATGTTGCCCCCAGACGGCTAGAGAGGCCAGTAAGGGAAGGCCGTGTAGCCCCTGTTTCCTATAGTCAGGTCGCAATGGACAAGATCGCGGATTGGGAGGGCGGTTACCAGGATAAGCCTTTTACTGATGTTGGCACGAAGCGTATAGGTTTTGGGCGAAAGTATAAAAAGGGCGAAAAGACCACAGAGGCTAAGGAACGTGGTTGGCTGATGGGTAAGGTACAGGACATCGGTGATTTCCTTGATGGCGTGGTTACGGCTGATCTCAGTGCAAATCAGAAGGCTGCATTGACATCACTCGTATACAATGTGGGTAGAACCTCTTTCAAAAAGAGTAAGGCTCTAAAGGCGTTAAACGCCGGTGATATGGATGAGTTCAAGAAGCAGGCTTTCTCTAAGGAGCAGGGCTGGGTCAAGAGCAAGGGTAAGTTCGTAGAAGGACTTCATAACCGCAGACAGAAGGAACAGGCTCTTTTCTTTGGCTAATCCAGCGCAACAGGGTTCTTGGGATGTAAATAAATTGACTCCTCTACAGTTGAGGATGATCCTAAGAACTATGGCCCTAAGAAAGAATAAGGACTTAGGGGCGATGGAATTGGCCGGTCTATTGCAGGAGGGTGGTAGTTTTATCCCAACTAATTGGTTGCGTCGTAGTGATATATCTCCTGAAAAGAGCGTGTCTTATGGACGCACACTTGGGCTACATACACCAAAAAGTACGCCTCTTGGAACTTGGCCTGCACATATTGAAATGAATAGAGCATTTCCTGGAAATTGGGGCGCAACTTTTGGGCATGAGTTAGCGCATAATGCTTTTGGAAGGTATGGAATTCGCGGTGGAGATCGGCAGCATGATCTTATAGGGCCATACTTAGCACAAAATTACAGGCGTTCTGGAAAACCTGTTGTTATGAGGAGGGGAGAAGACCCGGTTCTTAGACACCAACAGGTAGGGCCAGATGTTTCCAGACGAATTGGACCTATTGGCCCTTATGCTGAAGAAAGGCAACATTATATTCCAGCCAATCCAAATCTTTATTTTAAGGGCAGTGTACCAGCGTCCGGTGAAGAGCTGGGATTGCCATTCACTGTTAAAGATATTGAAGGAGAATTAGCCAGATCGGAAGAAGGACGCAAACGTAGGGCATGGTGGAATACGAATAGAGCCGCACTTGCTAGGAGAATGGCATCAATTACAGGTGGAAGAGGAAGATGAGCGCAATGCAAGACAAGTTCATTGAATCCTACTGTTTAACGGGTAATGCTACTCAGTCTGCTGTAGAGGCAGGATACTCTGAGAAGACAGCCAAGCAGAAGGGATATGAACTTAAAAATATTTTAAGGGAACAGATCAATGATCAGACTCAAAAAGTTCTTGCAGACAAGATACCCTCAAGCCTATACTTTCTATCTGAACTGGCAGAGAAGGCAGAGAGCGAGAGCGTTCGTCTTGGGGCAATCAAGGATTTACTGGATAGAGCAGGGTTGAAACCTGTAGAGAGAATCGAGCAAACTAACATAGAACAAATGTCGAATGAAGAAATCCAAAGGGAACTCGACGCACTCCTCAAGCACTAGGGCATTAGAACTCCTACGGGAGAAGAGACAGCGTGAACGCTATTCTAGGATTGATTCTTACGACCCCTACCCCTACCAGCTAAAGTTCCATAAAACAGGCTCAGAGGCCAACCAGAGGCTCCTGATGGCGGCTAACCGCATAGGTAAGAGTTTCTGCGGTAGCATGGAGCTGAGTTATCACCTTACTGGATTGTATCCAGACTGGTGGGAAGGACGAGTATACCGGCAACCTATCATAGCCTGGGCTGGTGGTGTCTCAAATGAAACGACAAGGGACATTGTACAGTTTGAGCTATTGGGTTCCCCCGATGATCCAGAGGCTTTCGGTTCCGGTACTATACCGAAAAATTTAATAATAAAGACCGAGAGAAAACCTGGAGTACCTAACGCGAAGAGTGTGGCTCTCATTCGTCATGTTAGCGGTGGGAACTCTTCTTTATTCTTCAAAGCCTACGAGATGGGTGTAGAGAAATGGCAGGGTAGGAGTGTAGATTGTATATGGTTGGACGAGGAACCATCCAGGGATATCTACTCTCAGGCTGTTACGAGGACATTAGACCGCAGGGGGATGGTTTATATGACCTTTACCCCTGAAGCAGGGATGACAGAGACAGTTGCTTCCTTCCTGAACAACCTTCAATCAGGACAATCCCTTACAAATGCGACATGGGATGACGCATCTGAGAAGATTTCCTCTATGAATGGGGAGAAAGGTCACCTAAATGAAACTGTAATGGAGCAGATTCTCTCCTCATATAGCCCACATGAGAGGGAAATGAGAAAGAATGGTAGACCTTCTATCGGTTCTGGACTGATATTCCCCCTTGGGGAAGAGAAAATAATGGTAGATCCACTGAATATAGAGGATCATTGGCCTAGAATAGCAGCAATAGACTTTGGATGGGACCATCCTACTGCTGTTGTATGGTGTGCTTTGAATACTGAGGAAGAGATATTCTACATATATGACTGTTATAGGGCATCAAAGGCCAGTCCTTCTGTCCACTCTGCGGTAATCAGGTCAAGGCCACATTTCATTCCTATAGCCTACCCACATGATGGAAATAGGCGTGATTCTATGGGTAATCCAGGTCTGGCAGACCAATATAGGAACTTAGGATGTAACTTTTTACTAGAACACTTCACTAATCCACCTGCTTTAGGTAACAATAAGGGTTCTAATTCAATAGAAGAGGGCTTAATGGCTATGTTACAGGCCATAGAAGCTGATAAATTCAAGGTATTTTCAACACTTTCTGATTGGTTTGAGGAGTTCAGGATGTATCATAGGAAGGATAATAAGGTGGTTCCTCTTAGGGACGATCTAATGTCAGCAACAAGGTATGCTTTTCAATCGCAAAGATATGCAGTTGCGGGAAAAGACCCAGCATGGACACAAGATGTTGAATACAGGAACTACGGAATTATTTAATGGCTCAAAAAATTACTGAAGAAGAACTGGTAGCAAGAATACAGACAGAAGTTACTGATGCTCTTGGCTATGGTGATAAGATTTCAGAACATCGTGAGAGAGCGATGGAGTATTACTATGGTCAGCCCTTTGGGAATGAGGTGGAAGGGCGTAGCCAGTTCGTAGACTCTACTGTTCAGGATACAATCGAGTGGATCAAACCTTCTCTAATGAGGGTGTTTGCTTCTGGTGATGAGATGGTCAAGTTTAATCCTCATGGTCCTGAAGATGTAAAGATGGCTGAACAAGCCACGGATTATGTGAACTATGTTTTTACTAAGGATAATCCTGGTTGGGAAATTCTGTACTCATGGTTTACGGATGCCCTGCTAAGTAAGAATGGAATAGTCAAGGTATGGTGGGATGATTATGAAGAGTCACAAAGAGAAGAGTATACTCATCTCGATGACATGGAACTTCAAGTTCTTGTTAGCAATCCAGATATAGAAGTTATTGAACATACTCCATATGCAGAAGATATAGAGACATATAATGATGTAGTTGTATCAAGACGCAGAGAAACTGGAAGGGTAAAGATAGAGAATGTACCGCCCTCTGAGTTCCTGATCTCAAGGGATGCAAAGGAAATACAGAATGCCAGGTTTGTCTGTCACAGGGTAAGGAAGAGTTTATCTGAGCTAAGGGAGATGTATCCAGAGCATAACCTTGGTCCAGAAGATTTAGGAAACGATGAAGACTCTACCTACACTGGGGAAAGAGATTCAAGATTTGAGTTTGATGATAGCTATAATTTTAATCTAGGTGCGTCAGAATCAGAAGAGGCTTTAAGAATGTACTGGCTGCATGAGTCTTTTCTTAAAACAGATTTTAATGGCGATGGTATTACAGAACTCAGGAAGGTATGTACTGTAGGAAGTTATGTTCTTCAGAATGACGAGATAGATTCTATCCCATTTGTTTCGATTACTCCAGTAAAGATTCCGCACAAGTTCTTTGGTCTGTCAATGG